TGATCGAGCTGGCCATTGAGAAAGGCGCCGTTGAACAGCTCGACAAGCTGCTGGCGCTGCAGGAGCGCTGGGAAGCGAACGAGGCGCGCAAAGCCTTTGTCCGTGCCATGGCTCAATTCAAGGCGAACCGCCCCACCATCTACAAGAACAAAGACGTCGGCTACAACTCCAAGAAAGCCGAAGGCGGCCGCGTTGGGTATAGCCACGCCACGCTGGATAACATCGACGAGATCCTTGGTGAGCATCTGAGCCGCGTCGGGATCTCCTACACCTGGCAAACCAAGAACCTGGATCACAACTGGGTCGAGGTCACCTGCATCTTGACGCACGAGCTGGGGCACAGCCAGGAAACGTCCCTCAAGGGCCCGGCGGACGCCAGCGGCAACAAGAACCCGATTCAGATGATCGCCTCCACCATTACGTATCTGGAGCGCTACACCCTGCTGGCTGCTACGGGCACGTCCGTGAAAGGCATGGACGACGACGGCCAGGGCGGCAGCCAGGGGCCGGATCCGCGCGTTCAGGCGGCAGCCCAGCAGCGCAAGGCCAACGCGCCGCAGCAGGCCGAAGGCTGCATTAATCCGGGCCAGCTCAAAGCGCTGCAAGCCGCCATCGATAAAGCCAACACCAGCGCCGAGAAGTTCTGCAAGGCCGCCGGCATCGACAGCCTGAACCAGCTGGCCGTCGATCGCTTTCAGGGTGCCATGCAGCACCTGAACGCCATGGCACAAAAGAGGAGCGCCCAATGAACAGTCTCGGGTTTGAAATCGTGGAATGCGATCAGGGCGACGCGGAGTGGCACAACGCCCGCGCCGGCACCGTGACCGCCAGCATGTTCAGCGAAGTACGCAAGGTCACCGACGGCCTCACCGAACAGATGCAGGCTTACGTCGACGCGATCCGTAAGCAGGGCCTGGACAAGGCCGAGGCCATGAAGAAGGCCGGCTATAAAGCGGCGCCCAAATCCAAGCGCATCGAGCGGGCCCTGGACGGCGAGCGGGTGGGCGACTACACCAGCGCCGCCAAAGATTACGCCTTCCGTCTAGCTGTGGAGCGCATCACCGGCAAACCGCTGGACGGTGGCTTTACCACCTGGGCCATGCAGCGCGGCAACGATCTGGAGCCGGAGGCGCGCCGTCTCCACGAGCAGCGCACCGGTCTGTTCATTGCCCACGCCGGCTTTGTCCGCAGCCCGGATCAGCGGTTCGGCGCCAGCGCAGACGGGCTGATCGAGCCGGATGGCGGATCGGAATACAAGTGTCTGGTGGATCCGGCCCGCATGCGCCAGGTCATCGTTGAGCGGGATCTGTCCGAGTTCATGGACCAGATGCAAGGCGGCATGTGGATCACTGGCCGCAAGTGGTGGCACTACGGGCTGTACTGCCCGGACCTGAAAGCCGCCGGCAAGGAACTGATCCTGCATATGGTCCGCCGGGACGACGATTACATTGCCGAGCTGGAGGCGGATCTTCTGGCCTTTGATCGCTACGTCGAACACTGCAAGGCCCGGATCCTTGAGGCCGAGATCCATCACGGCATGGGCAGTCAGATCCAGTCAGCGCCCTCGCCGGAGCGAATCAGCAAGCCAGTCACGACTACCAACGTCTTTGCAAAAGGAATCACCGCATGAGCAACCTGACCCCGGAAATCAAACAGACCCCGGCCGTCCTTTCGTTCAACTACGAGACGTTCAAGGCAGATCTTGAGCAGCGGCTGGAAAAGTACCGCACCGTCGTCACGGCCGACACCGTGAAGCAGGCCAAGGAAACCGCCACAGAGCTGAACAAGCTGAAAACCGAGCTGGACACCCAGCGCAAGGAGGCCATCCGGTACGTCTCCGCCCCGATCAAACAGGCCGACGACCAGATGAAAGAGTGCGTTGGCCTGGTGGCCAGTGGTCGCCAGGAGATTCTGGATCAGGTAGCGAAGTTCGATCAGGCGCGGCTGGACGGACTCCGGGAGGAGTTGCACGGCCGCCGGGATCGCCTGCGGGCTGATGCTGAAATTTGGCCAGAATTCCAGGGTGCTGCCGACGATCTGTCCGATCTGGTGACGCTGGGCAACCTGACCGCCACCGACCGGGTGACCAACAAGGCGGCGCAAGCCGTAGCCGACCGCGTGAACGAGGAGCTGCAGCTGCAGAACACCGTTGAACGCCGTTTGCTGGAGCTGGAGAACGCCAGTTACCGGGCCGGCCTGTCCTCGCCGCTTGAGCGCGCGCACGTTGAGCATTTCCTGTATGCCGACGGCGACACCTACCAGACCAAGCTGCAGCAGCTGCTGGACGTGGAAGTAGACCGTCAGCAAAAAGCCGAGGCGAAGATCCGCCAGTCGGTTCAGCAGGAGCAGGCACAAAAGCAGGCCGAGGAGCAGGCGGCAAGCGAGCGCCAGGCCCGCCTGAACCCCGAACCCGAGCCCGAAGTGACAGCGCCCATGGACCGCCCGGACCTGGCCGACGACGCCGGCCTGTTTGGCGACCAGATGAGCGGCGGTTACGCGGTACCGGAGCCAGAGCCAGAGCCAGAGCCAGTGCAGGATCAGCCAGCCACCCAATCATCGGGTGAATCCGCCCAATACACCTTAACCGTGACCATGACGGCCACCCTGCCCGCCGGCATGGACGAGGCCGACATTGAGGCGCAATTCCGGGAGTTCATCCAGGGCCCGGGCAACACCCGCGTGGACTGGATCACCGTTGAGCGTGAGGCGCGGGAGGACGCGGCATGAGCAAGCGAGCGGCAAGACTGACCACGGAACAAAGGCAGGATCTGATGCGCATGGCCCGCGATGGCCGCTTCACCCTGACCAAGGCCGGCCGCGTGCTGGGGTTCCACCTGGAGCGACTGAAAAACATGATCGAGCGCGAGGGGCCGGAGTTCTACGAGGCCATGCTGGAGGGCTTCCCCGGCGCCCTGGCGAACGAGAAAGAGCTGGAGTTCGACTGGGGGCCGAAAACCATCCCCTACGAGCAGCTGGGTCCGGTCCCGGTTCCGGTCACTGTGATTAGCCACCGGCTGGCTTTTTGCCAGCCCTGGATCCGGTCGGCGGGGGCTCATCGTGGCGCGTAAGAAGCAGGCCAAGCGGGTGCGCAAGCAGTACAACGCCACCAAGCAGGCCCGGCGCATGACCAGCAACCTGAAAACCTGGACGTGGCAGGCTCAAGCATCCATTGAGCCGCCACCGTTCACCCGGGCCGTGATGAAAACCAACGGCTCATGGTTGCCGGTTGTGAGCGAGCAGCAGGCCATTTTCTATCAGCAGCCGATGGACTGGATCGTGGGCATGCGCGCGCTGTGCAAGGCGCCGGACGGGGTGGCGTTCATCGAGTCGGTCACCCTCACCGCCCGCAACTTCAAGCTCAAGGAGCTGAACAACGAGCGGTTCAACTTCTGGTTGCTGGAGTTCCTGCTGGAAGATCTGCGAGGCAATCACATTGTCGACGTGGGCTGGCTGGCACACACCTTCTCCGGGCAAACCTGGGAGCCCGATAACGAGCGTATCGGCGCCTGGGTCTGCCAGGGGCTGGGCTGGCTGAGCATTGATTCCCCCTGGCGCAAACGGGTCTGGCAAGAAATACGAGTCGATTTTAATCACGCGATGGAGGCGTTGGCCGCATGAGCAACAAGAACACACTGTACCGGGCTCAACAGGCGACACGGCGCGAAGCGTTTGCCGCTGAGCTTTACAACCTGATGAGCCACCGGGGCGTCAATCAGCACGAGCTGGCCGCCGCTACCGGCATTCCCCGGGACCAGATCAGCCGCTACTGCAACGCCGGCGCCTTCCCGGGACGAAAGAATCAGGACCGCCTGGCCAAGGCCCTGGGCTGCGACCGGACGGATCTGCTGAAAACCTGGAACCGCGCCCGGCACAAAGACGAATACCTGAGCGTCCGGGGCGCCAGCAAGGACCAGGTGGCCATCGAGCTGAAACAGACCGTCAGCCTGGAGCAGGCCAACCAGATCATGCAGATCCTGGGTACCGAAGGCGCGAGCGCGTAGGAGGCGATATGTTTCTGACAAGCGACGAGATCACCCGGCTTACCGGCCGCCACCGCCGGCACACGCAAAAGGCCGTGCTGGACGCCATGGGGGTTACGTACAAGGAAAACGGCATTGGGGAGCTGGTGGTATCACGAAAGCATGTTGAGCGTGTTCTTGGCGGCGAATCGGTTGATGTTCACCAGCACATTGACGGCGCCATGCCAAATTTTG